ATATAAAACAAGCACATGCCGCTGCGATCGAGATGTATATTCAAGATCACGTAGGTATGCAACAAGATGGAACATTTGGAGATTTATATTTTAATGCTCTACTAAATGATTGGACTAGATTTGATATTAACAAACGTACAAAGTTTGATGCGACAATTAGTTCGGGTTTAGCGATCATGGCAAACAATAGGCATTTGTATGCTCCAAACGCAAAAATTGAAAAACCAAAATTAAACATACAAATTTCTAAATATGAAAATAAAGGTAGTATGTCTAAAATAATAAAAGAATAATATGAGACAGTTTCCGAGTCAAGTAGTTAGCGATGTAGAAAAAATAAGTTTTGAGTACGGATTAAAGATTGCTCAAGCAATAGAATCTGAATGGTTTGGTAGAGATAATCAATCTAGATATGCTAACACTAGAAGTAACTTTCATAATTTAAGATTATATGCTCGTGGAGAGCAGTCAATTCAAAAGTATAAGGATGAGTTATCAATAAATGGTGATTTATCCTATCTTAATTTAGATTGGAAACCAGTTCCAATTATTTCTAAATTTGTAGATATAGTAGTTAATGGTATTGCAGAAAGAACATATGATATAAAAGCATATTCTCAAGATCCTTATGGTGTTAGCAAAAGAACACAGTACATGGATTCTATTATGGAAGACATGAGAACAAAAGATTTAAAACTTTATATTCAAGAAAATTTTGGGTTAGATTTGTTTAATAACAGCCCAACAATGTTACCAGATTCACAAGAAGAGTTAGATTTACACATGCAATTAAACTATAAGCAAGCTGTAGAAATTGCTGAAGAACAAGCTTTAAATGTTTTGTTAGAAGGAAACAAATATGAACTTACAAAAAAGAGGTTTTACTATGATCTAACCGTATTAGGTATAGGTGCTGTAAAAACCTCTTTTAATACATCAGAAGGTGTAACTGTTGATTATGTTGATCCTGCTAATCTAGTTTATTCTCACACAGATTCCCCTTATTTTGATGATATATATTATGTTGGTGAAGTAAAAGAAATACCTGTTAACGAATTAATTAAACAATTTCCACATTTAACAACAGAAGATTTAGAGGATATAATTAAAAAGGGAAATAGGTATGCTGATAGACATAGTTTAAATTATAGAAAAACAGATTCAGATGATAATACGGTTCCAGTATTATATTTTAATTACAAAACTTATATGAATGAAGTTTATAAATTAAAAGAATTAGCTAGTGGAGCAGAAAAAGTAATTACAAAAGATGATTCTTTTAATCCACCTGAAGAAATGGATGCTAACTTTGCTAAAGAATCTAGAAAAATAGAATGTTTATATGAAGGAGCTTTAGTTTTAGGAACTAAAAAACTACTTAAATGGGAAATGTCAAAAAATATGATACGTCCTAAAAGTGATTTTACTAAGGTTAAAATGAATTACTCTATTGTAGCACCTAGAATGTACGAGGGTAGAATAGAATCTCTTGTTGGAAGAATTACTGGATTTGCAGATATGATTCAGTTAACGCACTTAAAATTACAACAAGTAATGTCTAGGATGACGCCTGATGGTGTTTATTTAGATGCAGATGGTTTAGCTGAAATTGATTTAGGTAATGGAACTAATTATAATCCACAAGAAGCTTTAAATATGTTTTTTCAAACAGGTAGTGTTATCGGTAGATCATTCACGCAAGATGGTGATATGAATCCTGGTAAAGTACCTATTCAAGAAATTACAAGTGGAAGTGGTGGGCAAAAACTACAATCTTTAATTGGTAATTATAATTATTACTTACAAATGATTAGAGATGTTACCGGTCTTAACGAAGCTAGAGATGCCGCTAATCCAGATCCAAAATCATTAGTGGGTGTACAAAAAATGGCTGCAGCAAACTCTAATACTGCTACAAGACACATACTACAATCTGGATTATATTTAACTTCAGAAGTTGCAGAATGTTTATCACTTAGAATATCTGACATTATAGAATATTCTCCAACTAAAAACGCTTTTATACAATCTATTGGAGCTCATAATGTGGCGACATTAACTGAAATGAGTGAATTACATTTGTATGATTTTGGTATATTTATAGAATTAACACCAGATGATGAAGAAAAAGCTATGCTTGAAAATAATATACAAGTAGCTTTATCACAAGAAAATATAGAATTAGAAGATGCAATTGATCTTAGAGAAATCAAAAACATAAAACTTGCTAATCAGTTATTAAAAATTAGAAGAAAAAGAAAAATAAAAAGAGATCAACAGATCCAACAAGAAAATATGGCCGCTCAGGCACAAGCAAATATTCAACAACAACAAGCTTCTGCGGAAATGGAAATACAAAAACAACAAGCAGTTGCTAGCACTTCTATTTCTATTGAACAAGCAAAATCGCAATTTGAAATAGAAAAATTAATAGAAGAAGCTGAAATAAAGAAACAACTTATGGAACAGGAGTTTCAATACAATATGCAGTTAAAAGGTATTGAAACTGATCAATTGTCTCAAAGAGAAAAACAAAAAGAGGATCGTAAAGATGAAAGAACAAAGATCCAAGCAACCCAACAATCAGAAATGATTGATCAAAGACAGACTGGAAAACCACCTAAAGATTTTGAATCTATAGGTAATGATATACTAGGTGGTATTGATATGTCTGGGTTTGGTCCTAGATAAACAATTTATTAATTATTATTATATTATATTATGGCAAAAAAGAAAAAAGAAGAGGTAGAACAGACTACCAACGAACCTAAGGGTGACGTTACTAAAGTAAAAGCAAAAATGAAGAAACCAGTGGAAGTTGTTGAAGAAACAATAACTAAAGTTGATTTAAATAAACCACCAAAAAAAGAAACAGATGCCGTTCAAGAGCGAGAAACAGAGGAAGTACATGTGGGCGAATCATCCGGAGATAGCAAAGAGGTGGGAGAAGGAGGAACAAAGTCCGATACAGCGAAAATTGAAGAAGTCAAAGATGAACCCGAAGTTAAGGATACACCCGTTGTTGAGGAAATAACAGGCGAAGTAGAACAATCACAAGAGGTTGAAGAACTAGCAGAGCAAGTTACAGATGCTATAGTTGAAACCCAAGAAACTGGAAAAGATTTACCAGAAAACATCCAGAAACTAATGGATTTTATGGAAGAAACTGGTGGAGATTTAAATGATTATGTTAAACTTAATCAAGATTATAGTAAATTAGATAATCAAGATTTATTATTTGAACATTATAAACAAACAAAACCTCATTTAAATAACGAAGAAATTAACTTCCTTATGGAAGATCAATTCTCTTACGACGAAGATACAGACGACGAAAGAGATGTGAGAAGAAAAAAATTAGCCATGAAGGAGCAAGTTGCTCAAGCAAGGCAACACTTGGACAGTGCAAAGTCCAAATACTATGAAGATATCAAAGCTGGAAGTAAGTTAACTTCGGAGCAACAAGAAGCTATTGAGTTCTTCAACAAACATAACGAGGAATCAGAGAGAAATTATGAAACGAGTAAGAAACAATCTGAGGTCTTTATAAATAAAACTAACAGTGTCTTTAATGATAAATTCAAAGGTTTTGAATATGAAGTTGGAGATAAAAAGTTTAGATTTAACGTTAAAGATCCAGTTCAACTGAAAGAAACTCAAGGTGACATTAATAACTTTATCAAAAAGTTTTTGACTAAAGAAAATACAATGAAAGATGCCGCGGGTTATCATAAAGGACTTTTTACCGCAATGAATCCTGATGCTGTAGCTAATCATTTTTACGAACAAGGCAAAGCTGACGCTTTAAAAGACAGTATTGCTAAATCAAAAAATGTTAGCATGGACCCTAGACAAACTCATGTAGAAAACATGAATACTAGCGGAATCAAGGTTCGGGCGTTAGATAACGATCAACCTGATTTTAAGTTTAAAATTAAACAAAAATAATAATTTAAAATTAAAAAATTATGTCAATTACTGCAGGTAGTAATTTGAATAGTGTGCCCGCTTCAGCGAAGCAAACACTAAATTCAAATTATTTAGATCTTGCGTCAACCGCTAATCAAGGTTGGGCGCAACAATATGTTCCAGATCTAATGGAGAAAGAAGCAGAGGTATTTGGTCCTAGGACTATATCTGGATTTCTTTCACAAGTTGGAGCTGAAGAATCTATGACTGCTGATCAAGTTGTTTGGTCAGAACAATCAAGATTACACTTATCATACGTCGCTACGGTAGACGCAGATGGTGACACAAATGGTACGTTTGCAATTACTGCTGATATCGATGGAGATACAACAGTAGGTAGCACAACAAGTAGAACTCACGGTATTAGAGTTAATGATATGGTATTAATAGCACAAGCTGGCTCTGTAGAAAAAGCATTAGTTGTTGAAACTCCAGATTCAAATGTTGTTTCATTTGAGCCTTATAATACAGCTGCTTCAGCTTTATCTGATGGTACGGCGACTGTATTAGTTATTGGTTCTGAGTATGGTAAAGGGATGTCTTATTCAGACGAAACTGGTACATACAAAACTGATTCAAGAGGTGCTAATACGCCTACGTTCAAATCATTCCACAACAAACCAATTATAATGAAAGATTACTACGAGATCTCAGGATCTGATGTTTCTCAAGTTGGTTGGGTTGAAGTTACAAGTGAAGGTGGTGGAAGTGGTTATATGTGGTACTTAAAAGCTGAAGGCGAAACTAGAGCTCGTTTTACTGATTACTTAGAAATGGCTTTGTTGGAAGCTCAGAAAACACTTGCTGTATCGGCAATTGGTTTCGGTGCTGATGGTCAAACTAGAGGTGCTGCTGATGCTGGTTTAAATGGCGCTGGTACTGAAGGTTTATTTGCAGCTATCGAAGATAGAGGTAATTTAACTTCTGGTGTTACTGGTGTTAACGCTGCTACTGATTTAGCTGAATTTGACGCTATTCTAGCAGAGTTTGACAATCAAGGTGCTATTGAAGAAAATATGATGTTTGTTAATAGAGCTACGTCTCTAGCAATGGACGATATGTTAGCTTCAATGAATTCTTACGGGGCTGGCGGTACTTCTTACGGGGTATTCAACAACTCAGAAGACATGGCGCTTAATTTAGGTTTCTCAGGATTCCGTAGAGGTTCTTACGATTTCTATAAATCTGATATGAGATACTTAAATGACAAAGCTACAAGAGGTGGTATTAACTCTAGAGCAACTAGTGCGGCTATTCGTGGAGTTATAGTACCAGCTGGTACATCTACAGTTTATGATCAATCTTTAGGAAAGAATCTTAAACGTCCTTTCTTACATGTTCGTTATAGGGCTTCTCAAACTGATGATAGAAAATTAAAATCATGGGTTACTGGTTCTGTAGGAGCTACTACATCTGCTTTAGATGCAATGCAGATACACATGCTATCTGAAAGATGTTTAGTTACACAAGGTGCTAACAATTTCATGTTAATGAAATAAGCATTTATTATTTTAAAAGAACCGAGGTTTCGGCCTCGGTCCTTTTATTTTTATTAATTTTATTATATATTATATTATGTCAAAGAAAACAAAAAAAGTTGAGGTGGAAGAACCTCAAGTTCAAGATGTGGTAGAGACATCACAGGTTGTAAAACAACCAAAAGTAAGAGAAAGAGTAAAACCAAAAAACGAATGGGAAATAAAAGATAGATTATATATCTTAAGAGGTGATAAAAAACCACTATCAAGATCAATTAAATCTGCAAATATTTATTATTTTGATGAAGAAAAAGGTTATGAAAGAGAACTTAAATATTGTCAAAATCAAAAAACTCCCTTTGTAGATGAAATGAAAGGAGATCAAAGATTAGAACATATTATTTTTAGATCTGGAAATTTACTCGTAGAAAAAGAAAAGGTAACTTTACAAAAGTTATTAAGTTTATACCATCCACATAGAACTACTATCTATGAAGAATATAAACCAGCAGCATTAGCGGCTGATGAAATAGATGTATTAGAAATGCAAGTAGATGCATTAACAGCAGCAAGAAACGTAGATATTGATATGGCGGAGGCTATTATGCGTGTGGAGGTTGGTTCTAAGGTATCTAATTTAAGTTCTAAGGAACTTAGGCGTGATTTGTTAGTGTTTGCTAAAAACAACCCTAAACTCTTCTTAGAGCTTGCGGATGATGAGAACGTAATGTTAAGGAATTTTGGTATTAGAGCTGTAGAAGCTGGAATATTAAGATTATCTTCTGATCAGAGAAACTTCTTGTGGGGTAGTAATGGAAGAAAATTAATGGTTATACCATTTGACGAACATCCATACACTGCTTTAGCACATTGGTTTAAAACTGATGAAGGAATGGAGATTTACTCCAATATAGAAAAACGATTAAATTCGTAATAACCCTAAAGAATAGCCATTCTTTTTAGGGTGGCTATTTTTTTTAAACACAATTATATGAAATCAAAAGGATTAGGTGATTCAATAGAAAAATTTACAACAGCCACAGGTATAAAATCATTTACACAAGTGTTAGCTAGAAATGGTATTTTTGGCAATAAAAAAGATTGTGGTTGTAATAAAAGAAAAGAAACTTTAAATAAAGTTTTCCCTTATAAAAAATAAATATGGTTAATATAGATACGGTATATCAAAAAGTTTTAGCATTAGCTAATAAAGAACAAAGAGGTTATATAACACCCCAAGAATTTAATTTATTTGCTGATCAAGCACAAAAAGAAATATTAGATCAATATTTCTATGATATCAATCAATTTAATAGAACACATGGTAACAGCACTGAATACTCAGATATGCTTGATTTGTTAAACGAAAAGTTAAGTATATTAGAAGTAAGAGCGCTTAATCAACCTGTCCTTGCAACTGGTATTTTTGATTACCAAACCCTTACTCCTCCTGTTTATAGAATTGGATCAGTAATGATACCAGATGGAATAGAAATTGAAGAAGTTAATAACAACAAGTTTTATAATTTAAGTTCTTCTCCTTTAATGCAACCAAGTTTAACTTCTCCAAATGGACCAGTATACGTAAATAGATGGGATGGTTTAAATATTGACCCACCAGATATCGGGACTATAGATATATCGTATATTAAAGTACCAGAAAGACCACAATGGGGTTACGTTGTGGTAAATGAAAAAGCATTATTCGATCCTAACCCAAATAAAACAACTAATTTTGAGTTACACCCATTAGAAGAAAACGAATTAGTATACAAGATATTAAAATTTGCTGGCGTTACGTTAGAAAAACAAGAACTTGCAGGTATGGGACAACAGATGGAAACAACAAAAGTATCACAAGAAAAACAATAAATAAATGGGATTATTAGACAACACTACACAACGACAATATTATCAAGGTAATGATTATGGTAATTACCAATTCACATCATTAAATGATATTATAACTCAATTTATGATTGGTTATGTTGGGGAAGATAAAACTATATCTAAAGCAAAAAGAACTGATGTGGCTTTCTACGCACAACGAGCTATGCAAGAATTATCTTTTGATACTTTTAAGTCTATTAAATCTCAAGAAATAACAGTGCCCGCAACACTACAAATGATACTCCCACATGACTACGTTAATTATACGAAGATTAGTTGGAGTGATTCTTCTGGTATAAAACATAGACTATATCCAACTACTTGTAAGACGTCTAATCCATTTAAAATAGAGCAAGAAGATGATGGTGGTTATGATTTTACCACGCCAACCGCGGCGCTTTTAGGAAATAGTGATTTTTCTTCAACAGATATTACTACTGGTGATTGGAGTAATAGTGGACACTTTGCTACTCCAACAGTTGATGAAATAGATGTACAAAGTGAAGTTCTAACATTTACACATGGATCTAGTACTTTAAATCTTCAGGTTACGTCTAGAGCTTTTTCTGTTTGGCAAGAAATAGATGTTACCAATATGGATTATATAGATATAAAAGCTACAGGACTATCAGCGGCGGCAGAAGCCAGTGTAAAAGGAGCTGGAGTATTGAGATTTGGCATTACTTCTAGTATAACAAATCCAGGTGGCAGCGCTTGGGACCCAACAAAAACTAGTCCAATTTCAACTAATCCACTAGCAAGAAATCATGAAATAGATATTTTTGATTTGCAAACAAATCGTGGAGCACCTAGTTATATAGAGTGGAATGATGGTGCTGGTACTGCTAGCGAAAAAGAGTTATTGCAAATTGATGTTACTAATTTTACATCTGTATACGTTGTAATAACTAGCTACATTCCAAATTATACAGTACTTTGGACATCAAGTAATAATAATGAAAGTGAAAATACTATTGATGATATATCTATAATATACGACGAGTTAGTAGATGATTTACAAACAACAGGAGACTCTACTACATGGACTAATTATAAATCTGGAACTCCACCTAAAAACCAAGATGGTTATCAAGATGACGTTTATTGGCCTGCTATAGGAGAAAGATACGGATTAGATCCACAACATGCGCAAGTTAATGGTTCGTTTTTTATAGATCCTAGATTAGGTAGAATACATTTTAGTTCTAATATTTCTGGAAAAACCGTTGTGTTAGATTATATAAGTGATGGATTAGGTGAAGATGAAGAAATGCTAGTTCATAAATTTG